CCTTCTTGGTCAACGATAGGGATCACATTTGATCTGTGAACATAAGGTATCTTATACTTGTCTTGCTTGGTCTTGTCTTTGCTTAAGATACGATCTAAGTAAGCAGTCAATTCTTTTTCTGGAAATTTACGAACAAAAGAGCCTTTTAATGCTTCATCTACATCTGTTTTGATAGTATCTTTCCATCTTCTTTCACGTTGCACATCATCTGCTTCTGGATCATCTTTGTCAGTGTCTTTTTTAACTGGCGGTTTAGCCTTCAACATTCTAGTTGCAAGATCATACTCTGTGCTATTTCTATGTTTAACTTCTTCAGCTACCCGTCTAGTATCGACATAACCTTTTCCTCCGCACTTTGGACATACAATTATTTCATCATTAGCATCGAACGTAGTGCCATCGCCCCAGCACTCAGTACATTCATATGTGCCGGGTTTAGGATCATTAGCAGCCGGTGGTCTTCTTGGAGGATTGGTCCATATTTCTTTTAAATCTTCATCATCGTTTTCTTTATCGGCTTTTTCGAAATCAGGCTTCACGCCTTTGCTACGCAAAAACTGATCTAGTGTCTGAACCTCAAATTCATCAACCATGCCATTTAGTGTTTCTTCAGCATGGGCATTGAATGGGGCGTTAGCTTTAACTAAGTCTGAAGTTGCGCCCGGGTTAGATTCCATTAAATTAATGGGTAAATTGGGCTTGACTTCAGTTGATTTCTCTGCTAAGATATCTATAATGTTACGTATGTCCATAGTTTTAGTGTTCCACTCATTATATAGAGTATTTATGCATGTTTTTAAATAACGAGATAAAACGGATCGGCTTTGCTTGCAAGTGGGTCGAAGAACATCCTAAGAAGGGTATTGTGTCTGTAGAGGGTCTGAACACTGGCGGCACTACACTTACTTGGCTCAAGAACAATCCTAGCAAAGCAGAAGAAAAGATGTGGGAAGTGATGACTAAAAACATCACTAATACATACAATCTAGTCAAGCAAGTGTCAGAATTACCCCAACCTCTGCGTATGGTTCGTCTTACTAGCGATATGATGACCGCATATACACATGATGATTGGGCATACTTTTACAAGAGGCCTGACGTAATCAACGAGATGGAGCGATTGTTTGCGCCAATCGGTGAGCTAGCACGTGCTAAGAATGTACGGCTATCGTTTCATCCGGGTCAGTTTACTGTTCTTGCATCTGAAAGCGATAATATCGTAAACAACAGCATCAAAGAGTTTGAGTATCACGTAGACATGGCACGTGCAATGGGCTATGGTAAGCAGTTTCAGGACTTCAAGATCAACGTACATATCTCGGGTCGCAGAGGTCCTCAAGGTATCAAAGACGTACTTGGTAGGCTCACACCCGAGGCACGTAATACAATCACAATCGAAAATGACGAAATGTCGTGGGGACTTGACGCAAGCCTAGAACTTGTAGATCACTGTGCGCTAGTGCTAGACATACATCATCATTGGGTAAAGACAGGAGAATACATTGAACCTACTGACGACCGTATTAAAAGGGTTATTGATAGCTGGCGCGGGGTGCGTCCTGTTATTCATTACTCAGTATCAAGGGAAGACGTATTGCCCGGGCACTGCGGGGACACTAGACCCGATATTGACACGTTGCTAGAATCAGGACACAAAAAGCAAAAGCTACGAGCGCATTCTGACTTCTATTGGAACGATGCAGTCAACCAATGGGCAGTATCACACAACGAGTGGGCCGACATCATGTGCGAGTCTAAGGCTAAAAATTTAGCCAGCATCAAGTTGTATGATACATACATTAAGAGGGATTCTAATGTTTGAAAATATCAAAAAATTTTTTAAAAAAGAGGAACCTAAACCAGAGCCAAAAGCTAGGCCTAAAAAACTGTCAGCAAAAGAACAGGCTACAAAAACAATGAGCCATATGTTTCCATTGTTAAAGTAAATGTAGACCCTGAGAATGTAGGGAACGGTGCTTTTGAACTTGATTGGAACGACAAGTTTTTATTGAATCTTATCAAAGCTGGTTATAAGGTAAAAGCAGACGATACTGACAATGTGATCGTAGATCGTTGGTTCCAAAGCGTTTGTAGAAATATAGCCTTAGAGTTGTATGAACAAGATCAAGCAGATCCTGCAAATCGTGATCCTATCACGGGTGCAGAGATGCGTGTAGTAAAATCTAAAGATATAGGCAATGGATATAGTGAGGTAAGTTGATGTCTGATGAAATGATCGATATGGTATTTTGTAAGAAGTATCAAAAAGAACTCCCAGCTATGAAGTTTCCACCGCTACCAGGAGAAGCTGGTAAAGAGTTAATGAAAACTGTTTCTCAAAAAGCATTTGATGATTGGAAAGCATTCCAAACTATGCTAATCAATGAGAACCGTATAGACCTATCTTCTAAAGAAAGCAGAGCATGGTTGGTCGAACAGATGCACAAGTTCTTCAACAACCAAGAGATTGCTAAAGTAGAAGGGTACGTAGAACCAAAATCTCCTGTACAAGAGTTTGTTCCTCCCTTTAACGACCAAATCTGATTTACCCAAAAGCTGAAATAAGGCTTGCAATATACGTAGTTTTTGCGTATAATGTATGTATATTCGTTGATAAATACATCTGGAGCCTTAATGAAATACGCACTAATCGACACTGCAAACACGTTCTTCCGTGCCCGGCATATTGCTAGTCGCAATAGTGACACTTGGGAAAAGATCGGTATGGCTTTTCACTTGATGTTTGGATCTGTCAATTCTTCTGTTAGGCGTTTTGGTGTTGATCATGTTGTATTTTGTCTTGAGGGTCGCAGTTGGCGTAAAGACTTTTATACACCATACAAAGCCAATCGTAAACTAGACGAACAGGCTATGACTGAAGCAGAACTTGAAGAAAACAAGATGTTCTGGGAGACATATGAAACGTTCACAGACTATCTTAATAACAAGACCAACTGTAGCGTGTTACGTGAACCCAACGCAGAAGCAGACGATCTAATTGCTCGGTTCATTGCATTGCACCCTGATGATGAACATATTATCTGTTCATCTGATACTGACTTCTTGCAATTGCTTGCACCCAATGTAACTCAGTATAACGGTGTAGCAAATCAATACATCACACTTGAAGGTTACTTTGACGAGAAAGATCGTCCTGTCAAGGACAAAAAGACAGGTGAACCCAAGGGTCTTGAAGATCCCATGTTTATCTTGTTTGAAAAGTGTATGCGAGGTGATGCTACTGACAATGTGTTCAGCGCATATCCCGGTGTACGCAAGAAAGGTAGCAAGAACAAAACAGGTTTGCTTGAAGCATGGGAAGATAAAGAAAAAGGTGGATTCAATTGGAACAACATTATGTTGCAACGTTGGGTCGATCATGAGGGCGTGGAACATAGGGTTCGTGATGATTACGAGCGCAACCGCACTCTTATCGACCTCACGGCACAACCCAATGCAGTCAAAGAAAAAGTAGATACTTGCATCAAGACAGGTGTGCGTGTAGAAAATATACCCCAAGTAGGGATTCACTTTATGCGATTCTGTGGTAAGTACGAACTCAATCGTATGAGTGAGCAAGCAGATGCATATGCAAAATGGCTTAACAGTCCATATAAAGGCAAACTCATAGAATAGAAAGAATTATGAATATACCTATAGGAGAAAAAATGATTTTAGACGTAGAACTTTATGCCAAACCAATAGAGGATGGACAGTTTTGGATTCTTACTGACGGTGAAAAGAAAGTAGGAAACGTGTGTGCTAATCACGCAGGATTTGGTGTAGAGTTACAGGGTAGCTTTTTTCAATTCACTAATACTAGAGAAATCGAACGCAAAACCAAGATCAAGTTTCTAAACAGAGAAAAGACAAGGACCAAGGTAAATACCCCGTACCCAGAATATCCAGCCACTGCTAGAACTTATAATTCAGTATTCGATGTCAAGCGTGGACTGCACGTATTTACCAAGACTAGAAAAAGTAAATGTTTTCATGCGGCAGGATGGTTTGTAGTAGAGCATAACGGTATCAATCAAGTAATGTTCTGTCCTAAATATATTTTTATTCAGCGTTATCCCTACATTGGTCCGTTTAAAACGGAACAGGAAGCGAAAGCACAGATAAATATATAAGAATCCTACATGCTTCACATAAAGAATTTTATAAATAAAATGTCAGCTATGGAGGGTAAAAAGTCCAAGGATGTAGTCCTACCGATCAATGACGCTAAAGGATTGAGGGACGATATCTGCAAACTACTTGCGGACTTGCATGAATTGAATAGAGAAAAAAATAATGAAGAAGAAGTTATCAACGTTTCAGTTAAAGGCGGCGGATTTAGATGAGTAGATCACAACCGTCTGTAATACTGGAATTTGTAGACAAAGAAACATACAAATGCGACCAAATCATCGAAGCGTCTGGAATTTGGGCCGTGTTCTATGATGATCAACCTATTAATCTTAAATCGTCACATTACCTAGCAAATGATGCCGCGCCTAAATATAAAAAGACCAGCTTTTCTAATCCCGGTCATGCTAGAAATTTGTGCAGAAAATTAAATGCACAATTCAAGACGGACAAGTTTACTGTGGTCTTTATGAATTCAGGACGCACAGTATACCCCGATGAACTTTCATAAGTCTAAAGAAGAAATCACAGAAGCCGTACTAAAAGAATTGCCCTTATCAAAGTGGCATAGACTATCGCTCGACAAAGTTGTATTTCAATGGTGGCAGACAGGCAGGGGAGGTCAAGGTCTCAGATTATCGGACGTAGGGTATCTCGCCTTTACCGAAGCAAAAATTGCCGGTTGGGACTTTGACATACAGATCAAATCTAAGTCAACCAAAAAGAAGATGGGCGGTGTTACCAGAATGACCGTAGCCATTCATCAACAGTTTATCACAGAGCTAAGTAAAAAAGTAAAGTGTCCATACTATATAGGTGTAGATAAAGCAGAAAAAATACCCAGATCATTTATAAAAATCTACGATCACAAAACAGCTATGATGATCACTTTATACGGTTCTCTAATGGACTATCTTGAGGCTCAAGACAGAAAGTTACAATAGGGTATCATTTTGCTTCTATAAGTAACAAATAAAAATAACTTTTAGTAACACAGGCATAAATAGCAGTGAATGAAGGTGTTTAAGAGTAAGTATTCTTTACGCATTTTAAAAACCTAATTTCTTAATTGAGAACACACGGAGACACAATGAACGCAATTAAATCCTTAGCACGTAACAGCAACAAAAAACTTGTAAAACTTATTACTGAATGTGATGGTAGATTCTGCGAAGATGTCGGTATGGCGGCATTGGGCATTACAACAATCGCTATCATGTTCAGCGCAATTTCTCAAATTGCTTAACTTGCAGTAGGTATGCCCGGGCTTTCCGGGCATATTTTTGGGTAACCAGGACTTGACTTTCTGGGCTTATTAGTTTACTATACAGTATAGTTAAAACTAACACAGGCACACACATGATATTACAATCTTTAACTACGGTACAAAAGTATCTTGTTGTTACTTTTTGTTGCGCCCTTATTTCTGGATGCGGCGGCGGTGGAGGGGACTCTAGCGTTGGAGCCGCACTTATAGGAGGCGGTATAGGAGGCGGAGGATCCGGTGGCGGGAGTTCAAGTAACACACCTGCTCCTCAAATTACTTCTTTAACAGCGACACCTTCTGTTGCTGAAGTAGGAGAAACTCTTACAATATCTTGGGCATCTTCAAATGCTACTAGTTGTACTGCAACTGGTGACTGGTCTGGTTCAAAAGACACATCAGGCACAGAATCATTCACTGCAACCAAAGAACAAACTTACAATATTGGACTCACGTGTTCAGGTAACGGGTCTGACAGTAAAGTTGTTTATGTAGAAGTAGATGACCCATACACTGAAGGCACTTGTGTTAACCCCCATACCGCAGAATTCAACAAAGATTTTATGGGCGATTTTGATATTCCGGTTCCGTACGGTGTAGTTCCAGACGGATCTGTGAAATCAGTAGGTCTAAAAGATTATGGTGTTCGATGGATATATCAAAACTATAGTCAATTTACTGACGAAGATTGGATAGATAATTGCACAGTTGAGCAGTATTCAAAATTACAGTATCGACTTACATTAATGCGGTTAAAAGAACATGGAGTAGAGGAAGTAACATTATACAATTTTGGTAGATGGGAAGACGCTCATGCCGCACAATGGACTGTTGCAAAAGAAACTATGCATTTTACCCGTGCTGACTTAGAATACATCGCACAAACTGCTCAATCTTTGGGCTTGAAATTAAAACTTACTCTGCAATTGTTACCAGTAGATAAAAACAACGTATGGCTGTTTCCGTTTGACGGTCAACTATTAGTCGATAGAAATTTGATTAATAAGTTGATGGACGCCTGGGAAAAAACAATTGTTGAGGCTGCTAAGGAAGCAGAATTTTTAGGATTTTCTAGTATCTCAGCAGATTGGAGTGCTATGTATGTTTGTTTCTGTGGCTTAGAAAATCAATATGGTTATGGACATCCTGAACGTGAAGCCATGAAGGATATCTATATGAGCAGAATGTCAGAGATCATAGACCAAATAAGAAATGAATTTCGCGGCGATATCTATGCAGGCGATGGCATGATTTGGAATGATCGGCGAGTTATCGATAAAGTAGATTATGTGTATCTAAGTTTCGGTAATATTCTTAATGAAGAAGAAAATAAAAATCCTACACTTGAACTGTTGACTACAAAAATACAAGATGGTTTGGAACGATTTTATTATAATTGGTACTGTTTAGACGGCCAATATTGTCCACCTAACCCATCTAATCGTAATGTTCCTTGGGTTGTACAATTGTATCATCAAAGTACTAGAAACTTTTTGCATACTGGTTGGGTAGAAGATGGATTTTGTACTGATGGTCAACCCGGAGATATGGGTGGTGCCACAAATGCCGGAGAAGATCGGTGTGTCCAATATGATGTAGATACAGATTTTTCGTTACAAGCATTAGCAACTGAAGCAACCCTTAGAGCGGTATATCTACAAACAATTTGGACTAACATACGAGGTGTTACTACAAGTACTGCATATTGGTTGTCAGATTCTTTGCAGCCGGCTGAAGGACAAACAAGACAACGAACTATCGAAGGGTTCCCAAATATCTCTCAATCTATCAGGGGCAAGCCTGCTGAAAAGATTTTGAAGTACTGGTATACTGGTGAGTACGAAGTATATGACCCAAAATTCATTGACTAATTGTATGCACGGGTATACTATAAAATCATGAGCATCTTAAACGAAGGCAGATACAAGGGTAACCTAGCGTGGGTAGGTCAGCTACTCCACAATGATGGGTTCCAGGCCCTTCATGATTGGATTAAGACGCTACCACAAACTGACAAAGATGATGTCAGATTCATGATGGAATTGCTTGCTAGAGAAGTAAGCAAAGTTGCAAAAGAAAGTGAACCTGCTAAGATCGATGAGCCGGTTCTCAAAAAACCAAACAAGCCAAAGATGTCTAAGCCCGGAATGCAAGGTCTAGTCGAAGCTGAAAAAGTTGTTAGAATGAAGCCGAAACTTAGGCTAGTAAAGCCTCCAGTTGATCCTAAAGGTCCAAATAAATAAAGGAAATAGGTTACTTTTAATGAGTGAAGAAGATTTATGGATATGGAACAAACTGCACTGGTACAACTTCCCTGATTTAGAAGAACTACCGGCTTCTCAAGACGAACACTTAACGAAAAGAATTTTACCTTCTGTTAACTTTAATAACAATAATCCAACATACATATATCTTTGGAATGGTAGAATCAGAGAACTTGAAAAAATCAACCACTCCGAAGAAACGGTGGCCTATTTAAATAAGGTAGGAGTGACATTTTATCTTAATGAACCCCTCTGCATAGGTCACAGCAACACTACCGGAGATCATTCGTTAATATTTTATACTGAGTTTGACGGCACCGAAGATCCTGAGAATCTACGTGCTGACGAATTGACTAGTATACGATACTATATCATTAGAAATAAACTAACAAATGTCACCGTAAAAACATGTGACTATGATGCAGGCAAATTTTTACCGTATTACGCTAAATGGATGAAAGTAGAATGCGAAGACACTTTTGTCAGAAACGCGGCTATGGTAAATGTTGAAGACGATTCTTTCTCATCCGATTTCAATAAAAAGTTCATAAACTTAAATTGGCGGTGGACTCCTCATAGAAACATCATCGCCGCATATCTTGTTAATAGTTCTTCTACTATCAGTTTTTTTTACAAAACTAATTTAGAAAGATTGACTAGCCTGCCGTGGTTTGATTTAAACAATTGTCCAAAAGAATATAAAGATAGAATTTATGAGGGATTATCTACCATAGATGATAAGGGACCTTTTTGTTTAGACGTACAGTTTGATAATCTAATAGATAGTATTGCAGAACCGTATCCTGTAAACACGACAGTAGACTCATATCTTGATCCTTCGGTAGAACCCATTACTATCGAAAAATTTTACAAGGACATTTTTTGTGATGTAGTCACAGAATCGAGGTTCGCTCAACCTACAGCAAATTACAGCGAGAAGTCTCATCAACCCATGTGGTATAAAAAACCATTCATTGTGATGGCTCCACCAAAGACATTACAATATCTACGTGAGCAGGGCTTCCAGACATTCAGTGATTTCTGGGACGAGAGCTATGACTTGTGTGAAAATCACCAAGAAAGATTATTTAAAATTTTCGAGGTGATCAAATATATTGAAAGCAAGTCTATAGAAGAATTGCGAGTTATGCATGAAGCCATGAAGCCAGTGCTACTACACAATCATAGCCAGTTAAGAATCAATATCTATGACTGGCTAGGATCTAGTAAAGACTAGCTATATAATTTTGGTCATGTTTAATAACCTGTTCAATTGTGCATCTTACTTCATGCTTTCTATTTTCAGTGTCGTAAACAATCACAGTTGTGTCAGGTCTTACTCTGGGTCTAGGGAAAAAGATATTTGGTTCCTTCATTTTACGGATAGACTCCATAGAGCAATTAGTAAAGGGTGCAATGTATGACTGATCATTACTTGCCAAGATCAACTTACTAGAAGTAGTGATAGCGAATGCATCGATAGTTTTTGTAGGGATAGATTGATCAGCATATGCAGACAGTGATAGACCCAATGTGATTACAGCAATTAAAGTTTTCATGCGGTTCTCCAAATAGTATTGACATAAAACGTATATACGTTTAATATATTTATACATTATTTGATATATATTAACTTTTATAGGACAGGACGATGGCCAAGAAAGAAAAGAATGACCAACTGTTGATTAAGATCAACAAGGATGTTAAGAAGAAGTTTATCTCCCTATGCGAAGCAGAAGACACTTCAGCTAGCAGGGAAGTCAGGAAATTTGTGGAAAATTACATCACAGAACGGCAGAAATCTGGGTAAAATGACGTAAGTTGTTGATTCCTCTAGGCGAAAAATTTGAAAAAAAGTGGATAAAAATGGATAAAAAGGCTTGACATTTACCCAAATATCCAGTAATATATACATATTGACACTGACACAGAGGTAAAAATATGTACTACATCATTGATAAAACAGATAACGGAATCCACAGAGAGCCTAGAAAATCTTCTTGGCAATCTACCGTTTATAAAACTAAAGGTGCCGCTAAAGCAGGCATCACCCGTACTATTAAGTACTATCAAAAGGCTATCGATCAGGTAGCAGAATATGTTGCTCAAGGCAAGCCTGATTATCATGCTCCAATGTACAACGCATATCGTTATGCCACTGAAGCGCATTTTGGTATGGTACACAAGCAATTTGCATCTAGTTACGAAATCGTCCACGTTGACGAGTACGTGGAGCCCATGATTACTAGAACCGGTATTGC